TTACCAACTCTTGGCAATTGCTTTAACTGTCGTATGAGTAAATGTTCATTCATTCCATTCTCTATTTATTATAAATATTTAGAACGGAGGTTTTGTACCTGTTTCTCGAGGAGTATTGTTTTGCGTGGCAGAACTTTGTTTGTTTGATTGCATATCCATCAGTTGCTTGCTGTAAAATCTACGCAACCAAATAGGCCAATTGTATACAGTATTCCAGTCCCATCGGCCTTCGCCAACCCATACTAAATTGAATATTTCTTGATGAATTTCTCGTTTAAATTTAGGATTCGGGATAAAAAAAGTCTGATCCAACTGGAAACCCTCTTCGGAAGACGCCTCCATCTTCGTCTTCAAATTCATATGTTAAATCTATTGCCGGTAGATTGTCAGTAATGTATTTTCGTATTTTTTTACTATGTATTGCCAACATGTTGTATTGAAGATACTCTGTTATTGCTGATTGATTTGTTTCTCCATTCAATGATACAATACTTTGTTTTAAAAACTGGAATAATGGCTTATCTGATGTTACTACTTTTGATTGTTCTTGAATCGTTAAGAATTTGAAACGAATTTCATATTGATCATCTTTATAAGTACATAATCCGTTAGCATCTGCTTCTATCAATGATTTTTTTAAATCTAATTTTGTTAAATCAATTGAAAATTGCATTTCTTTGTCTGATGGTGTTGTAATTTTTGCATCATACATTTTTCCATAACTTAGGATTCGAGCTGCTATAATCATTGCATCTTTATCACAATTTAAAATATCATCAAACTTAACACCAGGTGTTACTATTAATTCTGCTAAAAGTTTGTTGATAGCAACTCCGTTACGAATATATGATGCATTGGTTAGAATGTCTTCATCATATGCAGTCATGTAACGCATTTCAATTTTACCGCTTCGAAGTGGATGATTGTTTGGATAAAACCTTCCTTCTGATGGTAAGTCTACTATTTCTGTTGGTACTGAACTGGTTTTCTTTGCTGAATATTCTGATAATGCTTGAGCTTTTGCTTGCTCGATTGGGTCGTTGTACTTTTCTGTAACTCGTGCCATTTTTTCTCCTAATAACTTTATTATAAATATCGTGAACAGTAAAAATGGGAGTTTTGTATAGCTCCCATTTTAAATATATCTTAGAAATTTAATATCGCGTAATCAAAACTAATTGTGAGCTGAATCTCAACATTTGCTTCTTGTGCCCAATCCATTGCCCCCCAATCTGCTGAATTCACATATGCTCCTTTGATAATCCATTCTTCAATTTTATCACCAACTGGTCCTAATGCATGAAATTTCAAATCTTTTTTATATTGATCTGCATATCCATCTCGACCTGTTACAGATTCATGTCCTAAACGAATCCATTCAATAACAGCTTGTGCTCCTGATGGTACAATTGGATCATAAAGTGTAATATTAATATCTTGCCAACGAGACTTTCCTTTAAGCTTTCTTTCAACGTTGATGTGATCAATAACAACTTGTCCGTTGTTAATTTTAGGTCGGTCAACAGCCTTAATAATGTATGATGGAATATCATCAATATACATGAAGAATCTATTTTGTAGTTTTGGTTCCCAATCTTTAAAAAAGATTTCTTCATTTGTTAAGATATCTGCCATGTGTATTTCTCCTTAATTTATTATAAATATGATGAATAGTAAAAAAGGTAGAGCCGAAACTCTACCTTTGTAATATATTATTCAAAATATTATTCTGGGAAAGATTTAAAAGGTCTGAATATATTTCAATGACCCTGGTCCAAATATCCGTTGATACCCATTTATTTCCATATTTTCAATCTCTGATAATGTTTCGTCAAAGACCTTTAAAATATTTTTTTGATTTGATTTTCGATATTTATATCGATGTTCTCGAATATCTCTATTAATATAATGATAATTAGGACTAGTTTCAGAATCTAAAGTAAATCCTATTTTTTGATATACATTATTTAATTTTGTAGACCAACAACGATCTGCATAACTAATTACAGTAGTTGGATTATAATTTAACTGAAAATATTTTAATAACTTACTAGCCAGCCCAACAACATTTATTGATGTACAAAAACGATACATTTCATATGTACCACTTTTTGATTGTTGTTTCATGAATATTCTAGACTTTCCAAATGTCATTACTCCTACTAATTCATTATTATAATAAGCTCCTAATCGAATTGAACTATTACAATTTCCTTGAATGTGATGTGTTTCTAAAAACTGCTTTTTAACTGATGAATCTATTGTCTTAATGCTACAGTTTCTTGCACCAATTTTAATAACACTTTTATTAAGTAAACTTTGTAATCTACATTTGATGATGTTATACTTATAATTAATATCATCTTCCCATATATGTATTAAATGTATTCCCAATTCTTCAGCTAAATTTGTTTTGTCTAAATGATATGTCTTTCCAACATGTGATTCATTATGCCAATACAATCCATTTACTTCAATAGCAATATTATATTCTGGCAAATATATATCAATTACCTTCGAAGGTAATATCTTTCGTGAATTCTTTGATATTACTATATTTGGATCAATTTCTAATAACATTTTTACTACTATATTTTCAATTGTAGATCGGTTACCATAACATGAAGGACATCGTTTTAAGCCGCCATTTAAGATAGTGCTACTATATACTGTATTACATGTATTACATTTAAAGTTATATTCATGATATCCGTTAACATATTCTTCATCTGTAAACATTGGAGTTACATTATAATTTTTAAATAACCCAGTTAAATGTCTCGCATATATTGTAGATTGTCGTGTCTTTTCTTTTTTTATTTTAATACTATTTAATTTAGAAATATTATCAACGCCGTATTTATCAATTATTGACTTAGTATTATTAACAGTGCCAAACCCATATTGTTTTCCATGATTAATTAATCTAGTTCGATTTGATTCTAACTGGTTGTAATGATCTACGCCATATATATTTTTAGTACATTTCTTATGATATTCAGTTCCAAATCCTATTTCTTTACTTTGCCTCGACACTCGTTCTCGATTTTCATTTGTTTTAGAATAATGCATTCCGTACTTATCATACATTGTATCGTTAGCTTTGTCTCTATTATTATATGTTGAACTACCATATCTATATTTTTTAGTTTCTTTTACTTTGTCTGGATTTGAGAAGTTTTCACTTCCATATCTATCTAATTTAGTTTGTTTAACTTTACGAACCATTTCTTTTTTTGCACAAGATGTACATCTTTCTTTATATCCTGTTGTAAAATTTACATATTTTGTTTTTGAGTTACAATCTACGCATCGAGATTCTGTTTCTTTTTTTATATACGTATCATAATATTCTTTGAGAGATATATCATGAGCTTTTCGAACATGAGTACCAATTCCAGATATAGTAGTTTCTTTTTTACAAATTTGACATTTCATAACAGCATAGTTTATATTATTAGAGAATATATTAATATATATTTGGATGTAAAAAAAGGAGAGTAAAGCTCTCCTTTTATTTTTAGTGTATTTATAAATTTCTATTCAGGAAAACTAGCCCCAGTTGGTTGAATATTGAAATCCAATACAATAAATTCAGCCGTTCTTGTAGGTTGAAGGAATAATTGTCCATACAATATATTCTGATCAATCAAGTCTGGTGTATTATTTGTTTCATCCATTATAACACGGAATGCATATAAACCTTGTTGTTGTTTAACTCTTTCAAGATATGGATTCACAATGTTTAAGAATCTATTTCTAGTAGCAGCAGTATTTTGTTCGAATACTAAATATCTTGTTGAAGAAGCAATAAACTTCTTAACTGTGATAAGCAATCTTCTTACATTTACTCTGTCTAATGCAGATGGACGTGCTTGAAGTGTCTTTTGTCCCCAAATACAAATACCTTGTCCTGGAAATGTTGCAATTGGATTTGTTCTTGCTTCATACAATGTATCACGTTCTGCTTGAGTCAATCTTGAATAAACATCAATAGCTTGTGTCAATCCACCTCTATTCAAACCAGCCGGAGCATACCATGGTGCAGCTACTGCATCATTGAAACTTAATACTCCTGGTACAACTACTGATGGTGGTACCCAAATTGGAATATTTCTACTTGTATCAATGATTCTTACCCATGGATAATAAGTAGCAGTATAATTTGAGTCAATACTATTCACGGTATTAGTAACAGTTGCAATACTGTCAGTCAATGCATTCGAATCCATTATATAGAATGTATCTTGACGATCTTCTGCCAATGTTCTGGCCGCAGCGGTTACTGAGGGGTGTAAAGATTCAATTATACCTGGTGTTAACAACATGTTAATATCATATACATCTGTATTTGACAGTGCGGCAAACGCTTTCTTATAAGACGTAGTTCCTGTTGTTGATGCACCAGAACAATCAAATCCAAATGTATTATTAGCAGTAATATTACCACCAGTCAATTTAGGTAAGTTAGGTCTTGCACCATCAAAGCCACCTTGGAATGGTACAATGAACTTACGTGTATTGATGCTAACATTGGTTGTGAATGTATCTGCTATCAATGCAGCTCCTAATGATCCACTGTATGCAGTAGTTAAACTAGGAAATCCAGCTGATGCTTCTTGATTTACATCACCTAGATAGAAATCTGTATTACTACCTGTTGTTGAGCCTGATGTTGGTAATGCAGCTAAATAGTTTAAATTGTGTGTATCATTAAAATCAAATCCATGATAATTCTTGTTGCTAAATTGTGAGCTCACAGTCTGTGAAGTTACATATGAAGCAGCTTCTAAATTAACAGATCCGGAAATATTTGGAATTGGAGATACTAATGAACGGAATCCGAATGGAATCAATTCTTTGTCATTTGTACGATCTTTTACACCAGCATCAACTTCTACTCGGATATATTGTGAAATGTTTGGATAATCTCCATTCACAAATACTTTTCCGTTAGCATCAGTTGTTTGATATTGATCACCAATCACTCTTGCAACATAGCGTGGAGATAATGGGTCTAAATTAACATTAGTATATGATTCAATAATTTCTGGACGAGCGTCGGTATCATCTGATGAATAAGGAGAATTTATAATGTTATTAGTATTCACTCTTCTTACTTCAACTGTAAATGTACCAAATCCATTTGGGTCTGCAACTTCTGATGCAGGACGTATATCTCTAATACCAACTTTAACTTCATGACTTGTAGATGTACCATGAGATAATGTATGGAACTTGATCAAGTTTTTTGCATTACCAGAAATCTTTTGAGATGTAATCCAAGGTGTTGCTGCAGTCTGATAGTCTTGCTCTACTTCAAATGTAGATGCTTTTACTAATTTAAGTGTTACATCACCTAAGTTATTAAATAATGTAGATGCTCCTGTATTTTCATAAATTACATATGCTGGATATGAATTTGTCTTTGGATCAGCACCAATAATTTTCGTCAAGTAACTATTAGATGTTGATACAATAGATCCTGATATATTTGCACCTTCTACGTAGAAATCATCTGCTCTTGTTACATTGCTATCATATGCATATGAACCAGACAATTTAAGTGAGAATGAACCAGATCCAGCATCATTTAATACAGAATCTTCAAATATATCATTTCCTGCACCTACGGTTGATACTGGACGAGATGGATGAAGTACATGAGTTACATATTCAACTGATGCTGATGTTGCAACAATGCCAATAAGACCATTGTCTAATTGATATCCATCTTCATATAATAATCTTGTTACTGTTATTACTCCCGCATTACGCAAGTAGTCTTGTACCACGAATGGTACATATGTTTCTTCAGAATAAGAACCAAATATATTTTCAAATTCTTGGAATGATGTTACTTGAGTTGGAATATGTGCAGGTCCTTTCGTGGTAGGTCCTACAATTGAAGCTCCAATTTCAGAAACACCTGCTTGAAGAAATGATTGATCCTTTTCTACGGTAAATACACCGGGCGATACAATTCTTTCGGCCATTAAGTTATCTCCTTTAGTTTAATATAAATATGAATGTTTTTTGCCAAACTTAAGATTCAGAGATAAATACACCTTTTTCAAGATCAATTTGTCCTTCACCATAATGTTCTTTAAGTTTATTTATCAAATCAGTTTCTTGTGATTGTAAGACTTGGAATTGCTCTAGAAGTTGTTCTCGATATGTTTCTAGTTGTTCTACACGTTGTTGCATTGCATAAATCTCTTTTGTAGCCAATGCAATTTCCGTGTTGTTTTCAGAAAACTTTGTTCTGAGTTGATCAATTTCTGTAACATGTTGTTTTTCTAATTTCTTTTCAGCCATTTATGATTCTCCGTATAAGTCCCACAGCTGTGGTTTTGGTTTTTTTATTTCTACTTCTATTTCTTTGATTGCAAACAATTTTCCATTCAATGGTTCTAATCGATAATGTCCTTTGAATTCAGTCTTTCGCATATAAGTAGTTAGTGTTTGAACTAAACCTTCGATAACATTGCCTTTATCAATTACTAGTTCCCAGTTATCTCCTGGTGGAATACGTGTTGCTATAAGATCAACATGTTCTTCAATTTTAGTTTCAGGCATAAACAGTCCTATTCTTTTTCTTTATTATAAAGAATTTTTGATTGTATTCCAAATCTTAGTTCGATTGTTTTGTACTTGATGTTGTTAGTGTAGTATTAAACCAATCATTAGAACAAGTTAAGTTGATTGAGTTGTTGTTATGAATATATGGGAGAGATAGAAAAATTATCAATTATTCTTAGGTTAACATAATAATTAAAGCCATAGTTTTTCTGTTTTATATTATATCATTTGAAGACCATTCTGGTCCTGTTAAAATGTTTAGAATTTCTATGTATGTGTATGGTCCTTGTTTTGTGGTTAAAGAAGAAACGCTTGAAGGTATTTCACCTTCCCATTTTACAAATGTAAGTGTTTCGTCGATACTTTTTCTAACCGTTTCTATTGAGGTTTCTAATACTTGAGTAAAGTCAATTTTATCAAGTTCAGATACATTGAATACCATAAATTCTCTATTTTCGTAGTTTTGTGTTTCCATATGATTATAAATATCTATTTTTAGTTGCGTTGTAGTTTTGAGTGATTTCTGTGAGAGTAAGGACTCGATTATAATAAAAAGTGCTAGCAATATTACCTTGCCACAGAAATGCCCCGGGGTTACCACTACTATCTGAGTATGCCCCTATTTGTAGATTATCCGTAGATTGCATATTTACTGCTGAGTAAGAAGAAATGTCTGAATTTGCTTCAAGTGTGTTTTCAAGGTAAACTGATAAATCACCTAATCTGTCCCACACAACGGTTATCATTCTCCAACCTGTGTCTCTGATATCAGTGACTCCGTCAGCATTAACACCTCCAGCACCTCCGTCAAATCCCGCCCTTATTTTTCCACGTCTAGCAACAGCTGTTTGTATGTTAAACCAGTATCTACCTAATAAACCTCTCGCACTAGCTTTAGAAAAGGGTGTGCGAACTGTAGATTGCATTGAACTATCTGTTAGTTTAACCCAACATATGACCGTAACTGAGTTTGTACCCATATTCAAGGTATTTCCTAAATTAACATAATTATTCGTCCCATCAAATACAATACTACCACCATTTGCACTATCAAACGTAGGTCCATTTGTTAAAGTCCCATCGTTCCCACCTAACGATAAATCTCTCCACACAGTTCCCGAACCAGGATAAGATGTTTTATCGTTTATATCTAACCACAATACTAAACCATCTCGTACAATACCTTGTGAACTAAAAGCTGTAGGTGTAAACATAGTTAACTCAAGTTTTTAATTGCAGTTGTATAAAGTGTTGAACTATCAAAACTAACCATAGATAAAATATCAACTACAGATCCTGTCGCTGATACATTATATGGTATCCCACCAGGAAATTTAAATGTACTATCATATGTTAAGGAACCTGATGTTGCAGGTTGAGATATTTTTAAATTAATAGTTTGACCTGGTTGTATATTAGTTGGAGATAAATGTGTTACTGAACCTGATTCTAAGGTTAATTCAAAGAAATTACCTTGAGATAAATCTAAGGATGCTGTGGAAGATACTATTGCTAATGTTTGAACTGCTCCTGCTACGCTTCCACTTATGATGGCTGAACCTGTGTAAGGGAATATACCTGTTAAACCACTACCATCACCTATAAATGAGCCTGAGAATAGTGATGCAGATATATCAGTATCTACAATTAATTTATTTAAAATTGCATCGCTACCAGAAACGATGACTTTTCGCCAATTGGGCATATTTTCCTCCTATCATGGTTGGTTACAGCATTGTGCTGCCCACTTCCTTGCGGCCAATAATAGCTATTTATTATAAATATTACTTTTTCAAGTTCTCTATCAAATATTGTTCTGTATGTTGAATTGTTTGGTATACTTGTGCAATGTTTGATACTGGAATAGATGCTTGTTTTGCTAATTGGTATAGCATATTAATTTCTTCTACCTTTAATTGTGTAGGTGCTTTTGTTTCAGACATATCTTTTGATTTTGCTGTCATAACTTGTTATCCTTTTTTATTCAACATGAGTTGTAATTTCACAACCGTTTCATATACTGTTTGAACATCAGAACCACGAAATGTTCCTTCTTTAATCAAATTCATCAACCAAACTATTTCTTCTCTATTGAGTTCTAAGATATCTGCTTCGGGTTGTTTTATTTCATTACCTCTGTGTATTGCCATAACTCGATTCCATATTTTTTTATAAATATTATCCACAAAAAAAGCGAGTGCTTTATGCACCCGCTTCTATTATAATGAATTTTATTGCGTTTTCAAATCATATATATATAAATGCTTCACTGCCAGATATTTTAATATTACCTACTGCATCTACTGCTGTTTGACCAGTAGTATCTTCATCATATGCAATAGTTACAAAACCACCTGTTGTATGATCAACTGTTGTAGCAGTGGATGCAATTCCAGCACCTAATCCTGTAGGAGCAACATATGTTAATCTAGATACATCATTATCATAATACAACGCAGCTCCAGCATTAGCACTAGTACCAGATCCACCAAACACAATACCTGTGTCAGCACCAAGCGAACCTGAATTTAAAAGAATGAATTGATCTTCAATATTCAAATTAGTTACTTGAAGTTCTGTAGTTGATCCTTGTACTACCAAATCACCAGTAATAATAGCATTTGTTACAGTTAACGTATTACTGCCACTATCATATGTAAAATCACCAGTCCCAGTAATTGTATCAGTATCACTTGTAAATGTTATAAACCCTGGATTGAGTGCGGGTGTGATATCAACCAATGATGTTCCCCAAACCCTTGAATCAATTTCATCTGATTTTACATTGCCAAAACTATCTAGTACCAGTACTGTAGTTTCACCTGCACCATCACTTAGTAATGCATTGAGTTTTAAATTACTACCGGTAATGTTTCCTGATATATTTGCATCGCCGGTTACAATTATACCAGACAGTTCAGCTTGCGAACCCGATACAATTACTTTTTTCCATTCAGCCATACTTTATTTTACCTTTTATATAAATATGATATTATTCAAATCCTAACCAGAAATTTGAGCCAGAATACATAATTCCACCTTCAATAGGTGTTATGAGCGAAGTTTGATTTTGAAATGTTACAACTCCAGTATTCTTAACAATAAATAAATCATTGATAGAGTCTGATATAGTAAAAAGATTTTGAGAAGAATTATCTACCGATGCAGATACACTACCGCTTGAGATTCTAAATAATTGTAAACCAGAAATTGATGAAGCAGGTATATTGATTAATTGACTACCATCTCCTTGAAATGAACCAGAAAAATCTCCTTGTGCAGAGCCGATAAATGACCCTGTAAATGAGCCAGAAAGTATTAAATCTAACTGTTTCTCTTTGATTCTTAACATTATGTCCATCTCCCATTAACAATTACAATATCATCATTTTCTAATACATATCCGATTTGTCCGGTATTGAATATTATAGTTTGTGTATTTGTTGTTGTTGGAGTCCATGTATATAAATTTTTGTTAATATACTGTCCATTGATATAAACATCAAATTCTGCTTTAGTTGCTGCTAAAGAAGTTGTTGGATTAACAGCAGCTGCTCCTGACACAGTAACTGTAGAAGCATTTGAATATGTTGCTTGTTTTTCTGTTAAATCAACTAGATATGACATTGTTTCTGCATTTATAGATGTTCCTCCTCCACCACCAGATGAAGAAACTGTAACAGATCCTCCTGCGAGTACTTGTGATTGAAATCTAAGTAATTGTTCTGGAACAACAGTTGTTGAAAATAAATCTATACCAACATCTATAACTGTATCAAATCTTACTCGCTTAATTGAATATGCTTTTTGCAGAGTTGATAATCTAAATTCTTGTTCTGCTAACAGAGTTCCTTTAACTGTTAATGACGTAGTTGCTCGTACCAAACGATCTTCTCCTACCGTATTCACTGTTTCAAAATTAAACGCTCGAATATGAGTTTGATACTTGTTTTGTTCATTACCCCATGCAAATCCACCATATGGCATAAATTGTTCTACTAATTCATTCATCTGTGTAGTGAAATCTGTCCACAACAATAAATCATATTCTATATCAACATATTCTGGAATATTGATTGCATATATCTCTTTTGATTCTTCTGGATTATTGATTGGTATAGGAAATAATGAGTCTTCGTATCGATTTCTTTTGTTGTACTTTGATCTATAATACATTTGATTGCCGATACCATCAATTGATACTGGTCTATTAGTATCAAGTTTTTTAAGTTGGTCTCGTTCAGTCATTGTGTTTCTTTTAAGCACAACTAACGGAGATTGAAGCATACCCTTTTCATCACGTAAATACCCTAAACGTCGTACATTATCCCATTTTTCTCCATTTGCAAAAATTACCGGAACGTTGATTAATTCATTGTTGTGTGTAATTTGTGGCTGTATTTCATTATCAATAAACCATTTCATTGCAAAGTCTATATCATACAAGGTACGACGTGGTGTACGAATTACATCATCATCTCTTCTGATTTGCGTAGCTCGATTCAGTATTAAATCTTCTCTAGGTGTTTCGGTTCTAGATGGATTTGGTTTATTAGTTTTTCGATCGATATTTTCTCTGTTGTATCTTGGCATCAATGTCCTTTATATGTTTGATCATTAGTTGTTCCGCCAAAACGAATATTACGAATATTTTGTGGTGTTTGTCTTGTTGCATGAGCATCACAAACAATTGATACACTGAAACCATGACTGTCGCCATTAGGCCATGTTTCTGGATTTTTTCCGGCTAAATATTGATTTGCATCGACATTATCTAATTCATAATATTCATTGTCCCAAAATGCAATATCTCCAACTTCCGGAAAAAATCCAGATTTTTCTGCTGTATCTCTTGATATTGCAAATTGCAATGTTCTTGTATATGTATGTCCATAATCATCTTGACTTGCATTTTTACCTTCTTTAGTAATAAGTGCAGGAATAAGTATAGACTGATAGAATGACTTTTTATCTGATTCGCCATACAAATTAGATTCAGATTGTTCTACGATAAGTTTGTAGAATTCAATTTCAGTATCAATGATTTGATTCATTATCTCTGAATTAATTGATGCCATAAACTTTGCATCTCGTTGCGTGCCGAACAATGCCATTTCGTTATCCTATATATAATTTGGTCGGAATTTTTGATAACACATTCATTGAAGCTTCATCTTCTGTTGCTTGTCGTTGCAACATGCTCTCTCTTGTCATTTTATCTAAAAATTCTCTTAACTGGCTGATTAAATCACTTTTTTCAGAAGCTGCTTCAGAAATTAATTCTGAGCCGTTAAGTGTTACTTCTGAATTTGGAATAGGTACTGTACTATATTTACCTCGTATACGACCTAACATTTCTTTTGCGAGTGCTAACCCATATCTAAGAATCCACGCACGCCCCATATCATTAATTGTACTGTATTGTTGATAGTTATATGGTATATTAGATGCGTCCGAAATCACTCCGTTTAAAACCGCCGTATTTCCGAATAATAAGGCGTCTTTTGCTTTATCTTCTTCAAATAAAAATTCAAACCAAACTTTATCAAAATACGGAGTAGATGCATTACCTCGTTCTGATCCAGGTACTGGATATATAATAATGTCATCGCCATGTATTTCAAAAGAGAAATGTGATTTTCTGATACGATCATTGAATTCAATTGCTTGTATTCTAAGTAAATCAGAATGAATTGGCATCATCATGAAATTAACTGATGGCGACATTCCACCAAAATCAAATGAGTCTAATAATTGTTGCGAACCTAAACCTGTTCCTACAAATGGATCAAAATATCTAATAATTGCTGGAGGAACTGTATGAATAACTCTTTTAATTTCAATTGACGATGTATTTGATAATGACATGGATAATGATGTAGAAACAGCTTCTCTAATTGAATATTTTTGTACACCTGTTTGTACATTTAAATATGCTTTATGCCATTTTACATTACCACCAGAATCAGCTTCAGTACCATATGCTTTTGAAAGTTTAGTAATATATGAAAGTGATGTTCCTACTGCTTTACCAGTTAAACCTCCTTGAAGATATTGTGAACCAGTTTGTATACCTAATGTATTAAGCAAATTGTTTACAATATTAACTTGATTAACTTGATTTGAATATTCAATTATAGCACCTTCAAATGCTGTATAGAAGTTCACATCTTGCAGCTCTACGTTTAATACCGGATATCCTAAAAGATTTGCTGCAAAATTTGCAAATTTATCTGCATGTTCTTGAAAAATAGCATCGGAATCAAAATATCCAAATGGTGTTTTTCCCGGGCTGAAAGATGAACTACCTGGCCATATCGTTACGTTTTGAGAATAATCCATACTGATTCTTTATTAATAAATATCAGTAATAAAAATATCAATATTCATTTAATAAAGAAAGTACATCATCAAGTGCCGGATGTCTATGATTATCTTTTAATACAATCTTTGTTACGTATTCAGATACTTGAAGTTTAGCAACTTCATGTATTGCAGAATCATTTTTATGTTTCAAATCAATTTGTTGCATATCACCACATAAAATCATTAGTGATTCTTTACCTAAACGAGACAATACCATTTGAAGTTGCTGCTTAGTTAAGTTTTGAAACTCATCGATTACAACAACTGCATCATCAAAAGTTCTTCCTCTGAAATGTGAAAGTGATACCAATTCAATATTTTCTTCCGATTCCATTTTTGATAATATATCTGGTTTATTATAAATCTTTCTCATGTTGCTTCGAATTGGTACTAACCAGGGTTCCATCTTTTCGTTTAATGAACCTGGTAAAAATCCATTATCTTCATTTGATACAGTTGGTCTTGTTATAACAATTTTATTTATTTGTTTTTTGAAAAACATATCTAATGCAACTTGTACTGCTAACAATGTCTTTCCAGAACCAGCTTTACCTAATATAAAATTAAATGGATGATTTAATATTTGTTCTTTAGCTCGCTTCTGTTCGGCCGAAAGAGTTAATGAAAATTTAACAGGATTCTTGGGCGGTGTTTTTTCTTTATTTATTGCCATAACTCGTTCCTTAAAACAATTTTGTTAATGACGTTTCTATCAATTGAACACCATGAAGTGTTTCAATTTTACCTAATGCAAGCTGTCGTACTGCTTGAAATGATTTTCTGGGTGGGTATGGTGTTAAAATTTTAACTGTAATCAACTCTTTACCTCGTCCTAAATCTTGATCAATATTACACATAAGTACCATGCGAATAGCTCGTATTCTATCAAGTACATCTACAAGATTTCCTTCGTACTGGATTCTCCATTGCATTGAATATTTAATTCTCGTTGCTGCCATATTATATTTAACCTAAACTTATCATTAAATAACTACCACTTCTCCATAATTGACCGTTCACTGACGGATCAGCAGTTGGAAGTGATGCTGTATAAAATAAAACAGTACCTTCTGATATAAATTTATCAGTTACTGATACATAAGAAATTGAAGCAGATGTAGATGTCAATGTAGTGTCTGTTAATGAAGAATTTCCAACTTCAATTCTGTCAGCTGAACCAGTTCCGTTTACAGTAAAGTCTGTTGCATTGTGTGAAATACTTGCTGACTGGATAGTAACATTATTATATATGTTGCTTATTGATGCTGATGTAGATGTTAATGTAGTATGAATTGATTCAGTTACTATGAATTGTGTTGCTGAACCTGATAAAAATACAACTGGTCCAGATGATATAGTAAATGAACCTGAGATTACTACATCTTCACGTATACTTCCAGACAATACCCCGTATAAATCCGAAGCATGACTCGACGAAATTAATCCGCCTGATGCTATTTCTGTTAAATTAGTTGAAAAGACTCCCATCCGTTTCCTTTATTAATAAATATCAACGATTAAAATGTTTTATTAAGTGTAAAAATCTTTGATTGAATTAAACAATTAACATCATCAAATTGCGATGTTATTACTAAAGTATTATCAATTGTTGTATCAAATGATGATGAATTTATAAAACTAAAATTAGTTCCATTAAA